GCATGACTGCAAGTATCGTATAGGACTGACAGGTACTCTCGATGGTATGCACACCCATCAGTTGGTGTTAGAAGGTTTGTTTGGTCGATGTGACCGAGTGACAAAGACTATTGATCTAATGAAGAAGGGACATCTCACACCTCTACAAGTGAAGTGTCTGGTATTGAAGCATGGATATGTACCGTTCGATGACTATCAACAAGAGATGGACTACATCGTCAGTCATCCAAAGAGAAATAATCTAATTGTTAACCTAGCGTGTGACCTAGGTGGTAACACTCTCATCCTCTTCAACTACGTGGAGAAGCACGGAGAACCTTTGTGGGAGATGCTAAATAATAAAGTAAAGGAGGGTCGCAAGATCTTCTTTATACACGGTGGCATTGATGCCTACGATCGTGAAGAAGCACGATCCATATGTGAGAAAGAAAAAGATGCCATTATCTTGGCATCATACGGTACTTTCTCTACTGGCATTAACATTAAGAATCTACACAACGTAATCTTTGCAAGTCCATCTAAGTCGAGAGTGAGGAACCTCCAATCTATTGGTCGTGTCCTCCGTAAGGGTGAGAACAAGGCACAGGCAGTGTTGTATGACATTGCAGACAACTGTTCCCGAGGATCTAAAAGTAATTATACCCTTCGTCATCTTGCTGCTCGTATCAAGATCTATCAAGAAGAGTCATTCAATTACGAAATTAAGGAGATCAAACTAAAACATGATTAACTACATTCGACACGACGAACAATTCTTTGCTGCATTGAAACTGAACACTGGGGAAGAAGTCCTCGGTGAGGTTTTGATTAGTGAGGATCCTGATACGAAGAAGGATATGATCTTCATTCAGAATCCAGCGAAGACAAAGGTTATTGAGTTGCCAGATTCGGATGATGAGAATGCCAGGAATCATAAAGTTGCTATGGGATTGATCCGCTGGATGAATTTCTCTGATGAGGATTTCTATGTTCTAGATGAGTCCGCTATTATTTCTATCGCTCCTATGTCAAAGGAAGCAGTGATGATGTATAAGCGATGGATTAGAAAAGAAATCAAACAAGAAGAGACAGAAGAGTCCGAAGTCCCTATGAACGAAAATATGGGTCTAGTTGCTAAGGTAGAAGACGCCAGAAGACTCTTGGAGAAGTTGTTCTCTGAACCACCTCACTACCATTGATGTATAAGCTCTAAGGGATCTGTTTCTGAACCCTTGCAGTGTTAGTATAATAATTATTATTGTACTTGTCAAGCTTGTCACTTTGTCACTTGGCATTACTTGACTTTGCGGTCACGATAAGGTAACATTATGTCATCCGTGAGAACACTTATGCCGATAACTATGCCACGGAAGAATGCCAAAAAGAAAGAACACTATGTAGATAACAAACAGTTCCTACATGAACTGATCATCTACCGTAACAAGTGTGCAGATGCCAAGGAAAAGGACCTGCCCAAACCGCGTGTGTCTAATTACATTGGTGAATGCTTCCTTAAAATTGCTACGCACCTATCGTATCGTCCTAACTTCATCAACTACATGTACCGTGAGGACATGATTGGTGATGGGATCGAGAATTGTATTCAATACATTCACAACTTTGATCCAGAGAAGTCCTCCAACCCGTTTGCATACTTCACACAGATTGTGTACTATGCCTACCTGAGGAGGATTGCTAAGGAGAAACGTCAGCAGGCAATCCGAGAGAAGATCCTGGAACGCAAGGGGTATGAAGAGGTCTTCCACACAGATGACCTTGACAACCACGCTGATATGAACTACATTAAGGCGCGAGTCGAAACCAACACGAGGTACTAATGGCATACATGTCAGATCACTACATGGAAAACTACTGGCGTGGAGGATCCGAGAAGGATAGGGTCCGTGAACTTTGTGAAGAACTAACCAGCATTCTTGGTGGTGTAACATATACACAGGTCTGTGTCACAAGCGCAGGAAAAGAGTACAAGAAACTGGTATTTGAGTATGAAGATTCTACTAATAACTGATCAACACTTTGGTGCTCGTAATGATAGTCTTGTTTATGTAAACAAGTATAAAAAATTCTATTCAGAGACTGTATTACCTTACATAGATAAGCATAAGATCACTCAGGTCATCGCCCTGGGTGATACTTTTGACAGACGTAAGTATGTAAATTACAGTTCACTGCAAGCGGCAAAGGATATGTGGTTCGACCCCCTTCGCGAGCGTGATGTGAAGATGCACATGCTCGTAGGTAACCATGATATCTACTACAAGAATACTCTCAGAACTAATTCCCCAGAGTTGCTCCTGGGTGACTACCCCAACATTACTGTCGTTTCTGATCCTACTGAACTATCTGTTGGTGGTTTGGATATTCTTCTTCTGCCTTGGATTTGTGACGACAATCGTAGAAGATCGATTGAGTCAATCGAGAGCAGTAATTCTACTGTCTGTCTCGGCCATTTGGAGCTTAACGATTTTGAACCTATTCCTGGATACACCATGGAACATGGGGATGATCCGAACATGTTTTCAAAGTTTGATCTAGTGTGTAGTGGTCATTACCACCACAGATCTACCAAAGGAAACATCACATACCTCGGTAATCCGTACCAAATGTTCTGGAATGATTACGGTTGTGACCGTGGGTTCAACATACTAAATACTGATACCAAAAAACTTACCTTCGTTAAGAATCCTAATAGTATGTTCCACAAGATCTACTATCGGGATTCCGAAACTGCCAAGATTGATTATAAGAAATTGCAAGGCAGTTACGTCAAACTGATTGTTGAGAAGAAAGAGGATCAAGTCCTCTTCGATAAGACTCTCAAAAAGATCAACGATAGTAATATCGCTGACCTTAAAATTATTGAGGATACATTTGTACACCTTGATGATGTTGACGATAGTCTTGAACAAGAAGATACTCTCAGTATTCTTCAAAGTTGTGTCAAGGAGATCGACAACAAGGATGAGATTTTTGGTATCCTTAAATCGTTGTATGTAGAAGCACTAAGACTCTGATGTACGTACTAGTTGACAAGAAATCTGGTGGCGTGTATGCTGTTCGAGATGACGGCATTGATGAAAGAGTTGTCCAGATCTTTGAAGATCAGGATGACGCTGAGCGGTATCATGGTTACTTGATTGCCGACGACTACAAGAGGAAATTAGAAGTTCTTGAAGTCGAAGAAGAAGTCGTCAAAGAGAACTGCAACCAGTTCGGATATAATTACACGGTCATCCGACCAAATGATATAGTATTCCCACCAAAGGATTTAGATTAGTATGATTGTCTTTGAGAAGATCCGATGGAAGAACTTCCTGTCCACTGGTCAGCAGTTCACCGAAGTTGATCTCACTGAATCACCCACTACATTGATCGTAGGAAATAACGGCGCGGGCAAGAGTACCATTCTTGACGCGCTTTGTTTTGTCTTGTTCAATAAACCATTCAGGAAGATCAACAAGGCACAGTTGATGAATAGTGTGAACGAACGTGAACTACTTGTAGAGGTAGAGTTCAAAATTGGTACTATCGATTATAAAATAGTCCGTGGTATCAAACCGTCAGTGTTTGAGATCTACCGTAATCACGAACTGGTGGACCAGAATGCTGCTAACAAGGACTACCAGAAGCACCTGGAACAGAGCATACTTAAACTTAACTACAAGTCTTTCACTCAGGTTATTATTCTTGGTAGTTCAACTTTTGTTCCTTTCATGCAGTTGTCTGCTGCTCATCGAAGAGAAGTTATCGAAGATCTCCTTGACATTCAAATCTTCTCGCAGATGAATAGTATCCTCAAAGAGAGGGTCAAGGATGTAAAAGATCAACAACGGCAGTGCGAGTACGAACTCGAAATGGCACAGCAGAAAGTTGACATGCAGACTCGTAACATTGCGAATCTGGAACAAGTTGATGCTAAGCATGTAGAAAATAAGCAGGCAATCTTCGTAGAGAATGAGAACCGTGCAGTAGAGATCAGAGATAAGATCAAAGGTATCCAAAAAGAAATCGCTGCAATGGAACCTGAGATCCTGAAACTGGATGTCATGGTTGAGAAGCACGAGAAGTTTAAGGACATGAAGTCCAAACTGTATCAGAAACTGAATCAAACTAAGAAGGACTATGACTTCTTTGTAGAGCACAAGACCTGCCCTACATGTACTCAGGATATTGATAGAGAACTCCGTATCGACAAGCAAGCACAACTCAATCAGAAGTGTGTAGAACTGACTGATGCAGGGTCACAGATCATGATGCAGATCACGACATTTGCTAAGCAAGTCAAAGAACTTCGTGACCAAGCAACTAAGATCAACGAACTTCGCTATGAGGTTCAGTCTCTGACCAAAGAAGAGATGCGTCTCCTCAAAGAGAACACCAAGATCATGACTGATGTTGGTAGTGAATCCACTAACTTGGAGAAGGAGCGTCAAGATCTTATTCAAATGCAACAACTGCTTGACAAGAAACAGGATTCGTGTTCTAATATCAACAAGCAGACAGATCATCTTAAAACGGTTGCTAATCTGCTGAAAGATGGTGGTATCAAAACTAAGATTATCTCTAAGTTTATTCCCATTATCAATCAGAGGATAAATAAGTATCTGCAAAGCATGGATTTCTACGTGAACTTCACGCTCGATGATAACTTCAACGAGAAAATTCTCTCTCGTTTCCGTGATGATTTTTCTTACGCCTCGTTCTCCGAGGGTGAGAAACAAAAGATCGATCTGGCACTGTTGTTTACTTGGCGAGAAGTCGCTCGGTTGAAGAACAGCGTCAGTACAAACCTTCTTCTCCTGGATGAAGTGTTTGACTCTTCACTCGATCAGTCTGCTACGGATGAACTGATGAGGATATTGAAAGGATTGGGGGAGAAGACGAATCTCTTCGTGATCTCACACAAAGGCGATGTGCTCTTCGACAAGTTTGAGCGCATCGTTGAGTTCTCTAAGGATGGCGACTTCTCTACCATGACACCTATTCAGGGATGAAACACGTACTCTTCACGCTCAAAGGTTGCCCACTCTACAAACTAGATGACGAAGCAGATATCAGAAACTGTTTGGTAAATGCTACGGTAATGTCGCAATCAACTCTGCTAGATATTACCAGTCACAAGTTCTCTCCACTTGGTGTTACTGCTGTTGCACTCTTAGCAGAGTCACATATCAGCATTCATACCTGGCCAGAGAAAAACATGGCAGTCTGTGATGTGTTCACTTGCGGGAACCACACGATGCCTGAGTCAGCAGTCAGATACATGTATGACTACTTGGAAGCAACCGAGATAGTATCGTCTATGTTCATTCGACCACTAGACGAAGACCCACATGGGACACTTGAATAAGTGGTACAGACCCTCTGGTAATTTTTACCAGGGGGTTTTACAATGTATGCATACAACACAAGACACCGATGCGTAAAACCCAAGAAATCCAAGGTAACCTCGCTCGTTTGCTTGCTACCGAGAACTTGTTGGTTGAGCACAAGCAAGTCTCCACTGCTTCCTTTGACGTTGACAAGCGCGTTTTGACGCTGCCCCTCTGGAACCGTGCAAGCGATACCGTCTACACCATGCTAGTCGGTCACGAAGTAGGTCATGCCCTCTTCACTCCTAATGACTTCGCCTTCACTGATGACTGCCCTAAGGCATACGTCAACGTGACTGAGGATGCTCGTATCGAGAAACTCATGAAGCGTAAGTTCCCTGGTCTTACTAAGGACTTCTACAAGGGTTATCAAGAACTCAATGAGGATGACTTCTTCTGCATCGCAAACGAAGACCTCACCAAGATGACTCTGATCGATCGTATCAATCTTCACTACAAGATTGGTGCCTACGCATTGCTCCCATTTGATGACGCTGAGACCCCTCTCAGAGACGCTGTGGGCGACGCTGAGACGTTTGACGAAGCAGTTGCTGCTGCCATCGCTATTTACGAGTTCTCAAAGGAACAGCAAGAGAAGAAGCAGCAGACCTCAGTACCTGCTAAACCACAGGGATCTGATGCTCCTAGCACTGGTGAGCAAGAGACTAAACAGGAACCAAAACCTGAGTCTGGTGGTGAAGAAGGTGAAGGTGAGCAGCAGGAAGAGGAAGAGTCTCGTCCTTGGTTCACTGACAGTGACCCTGAGGAAGACCACCGTGCTGATCGTGACGTAGATCAAGCAGACCTTGACACTCCTTCTTATGAGTATGCTGATCCTGACATCAACAATGTCACCACTCAGCGTAACTTTGATAATGCTGCTGAGAACTTGATCGATAAGGATGCTAGTTCACCTGAGTATGTGACTTTCCCTAAGTTTGATATGAGTAAGATCATTACTCCTAACAAAGAACTCTGGGAGAAAGCAGAAGAATACTGGTCAGAATACTATGCTGATCGTATTGAAGAAGGTATGGACATCTTCGGTGAGGTTGATGGTAACTTTATCAAGTTCTGCAACGATACTGCTAAGGATGTGAACTACCTGGTCAAGGAGTTTGAGTGTAAGAAGTCTGCATCTTCCTATGCTCGCTCTACCACCTCTCGTACTGGTGTTCTTGACACTAAGAAACTGCATCAGTACAAGTTCAGTGACGACATTTTCAAGAAAGTCACTCGCACACCTGACGGTAAGAATCATGGTCTGGTATTCCTGCTTGATTGGTCTGGTTCTATGTCAGGAGAGATCTTCGATACTGTGAAGCAGATCATCAATCTTGCTCAGTTCTGCAAGAAAGTTGGTATTCCTTTCGATGTATACTCTTTTGTCACTGATGCATCACACAATCAGTTCTTTGGTCTCCCTACTGATGCTGACTACAAGGATATTCCTGATCATCAGACTCGTAACGAGGGTGAGTTCTGGGTTGACAAGAGATTCAAACTGGTCAACCTGCTGACTAGTGAAGGCAACAACAAATACTTCAAGCATCAGTGCCACATGCTGTTCCGTGTTGCTTCATACTGGCAGGACCGTAGTTACTATGCCTTCCGTCCAAACCCTCCTCACTTCCTAGGACTTGGTGGCACACCTTTGAATGATGCTCTCGTAGTTATGCACCAGTATCTTGGTGAGTGGCAGCGTAAGCAGGGTGTTGAGAAGTCTCACCTGATCATTCTGACTGACGGTGAGTCACAGTGCATCGGTCGTACAGCAGGTGCTGAGGAGTCTCCTATATTTGACCACAAATATCCTCGTACTCTTGGATACAACACCATCATTCGTAACAAGGGTCGCTACTACAACGGCATCCACAATGCAAACACCTCTGCTACCTCTGGTTTGATTCGTATTCTTCGTGACTCATACCCTGAGTGCAGCATCCTTGGATTCAGAATCTGTCAACCTAGGGCACTTTCTTACTACCTTCGTGTTCTTGACGCATGGGATCACATTGATGAGTACAACAAAGTGTTCAAGAGAGACAAGTCGGTTGTTGTAAAGAACTCTCCTTACACTGAGTTGTATGTAATCAAGTCCAACTCCTATGACCAGGATGTTCACATGGAAGTTGCAGAAGAGGCAACCAAGAGTCAGATCAAGTCTGCCTTCAAGAAGACCTTGAAGTCTAAGGGTGTGAACCGTAAGATGCTCTCTGCCTTTGCTGGTCAGATCGCATAAAACCACTTCAATAAGTGTCCACCAACCGCCCACTGGGCGGTTTTTTCTTGGTATCTTATATACAT